GTGGTTACCTTGTCGTACAACTTTATCTTAGCATCAATGAGGACTTCACTTGCACTTACGTTTTCTAAATTCTTACAAGCTCGTTCTGCACATTTGTTGATTTTATCAACATTAAATTCTTCTAACCGACCATTCCTCTTCTTTACTTTCATATTGTAACCTTTTGTTATAAATTATAGAAAAACTATAATAAATCTTCTCGACACCGTGCCGAAAAATATACATAGAATATATATGAAAAATTTATCCAAGTTCTTCGAGATCTTCGTCATTTTGTGATTGATTCATTTGATTATACCTCTGTCTCAATGCACCCTGTGCAGAATTATCTGCATTGTTCATTTCAACCATTATTTCAGCACCGTTGGTGCTTTTTTCGTCATATATTTCAATCATGCCTGCTGATGTATCCACTCGACTTGGAAAGGTCATTCCGTCTGGACCAAATCTATTTTTGATCACATGAAATCTACCTGTATTACTTATTTTATCGTTTGACTTTCTTGAAAGACTTATGACAAAATCCGCAGTCATTATCTTACGATAACTATCCGCGACTTTTTGAGCCTCAATTATATTATCATCCAACGATGAACGACTTGCTTGTGAAGCCGTCCACACGGGAACCCCCAGTTCCCCTGCAAGACCTCGTAGGTCTTCGTAAATGCTACCTTGTTCAACATAGGTGTTTGCGTTGTTTCCTATTTTACCCGGAGACAAAATATCCGCATAATCCACAATCACCATGTCTACACCATATCCCATCGTTCTTGCTATATTTGCATGAGCAAGAATTGTAGAAACCCCAACACTTTTTGTTGGGTATTCTTTGATTAAAAGTTTACCAGGAATTCCATCAATTGTATTCCTAACGGTTTCAATATGCTCTGTAATATCTTGGAATGGTATATTCACAAAGCAACTATCATAACGCAATCCTACATAACACTCGTTCAATTCAAGTGTATAGTGTAAAACATTTTTTCCACGTTTCATTGCTTCTTTGCCAAGATGAGCAAGACACCAACTTTTACCTCCACCTGCACTACTGATAATTACACCTAGTTCTCCTGGACCTAATCCGTTGCCTGTTAAGTCATCAATGACATCCCACCCGGTTGATATAGTTTCTCTTGCAGTTTCAGACATTCGTTCGTCAAGTCCATCCATATAGTCGTGACCGAGATTTCTTTCAGTACCTGCTTTCATTGCTTCGTCTACGGTTCTCTTGATTGAGTCGTATTGACCAAGTTTAAGCAAATCAACACTTGATATAATTGCGTTCTTTAATTTCTGATTTTTACAGAATGTTAAAAATTCTTCTTTAACAAACGGACTATCATTCGTATCAATCGTAAAAACTACCTTAAGTTGGTCAACGATTGCCGCCTTTAATACTTCAATTCCAACTTCGTCAAGTTTGATTTTAAATACATCTAATGTAATTGTCCGTTTATAAACATCAAAATAATCAAGGATTTCGGAAACAATCCATTTATTGGGTTCACTTTCCCAATATTCAGTATCAACGATGTCGTGGGTTCTTTCCAAAAATTGTTTATCATCAATCAAAGCACGGATTGCCTTGCCTTGAAAAGCCGTTCCGTATTTTTGAAGTGTATCGGTTTCTTCTTGTGCAGTCTCAGTCATTTAATATATACCTTATCAAAGTCTTTCAAATCAATCAAGGTTATTCGTCTAAAATATCAAATTAACCTGTAGACTCAACCACTGCATAACTATTCAGGAGTGTCCAAGTCTCCATTAACCAGTTGTGATGATTTGGAAATGCCGCCCATAACTGGTCTTCGGCAAACTTCTTGCTAAACTCAAATTTGTTCACCGGATTAACAGGTGAATCCACATGGTCAAGTATCTTTGTCTGCATACTTGCTGACATAATGCTATCTTTCAACTGCATCAATTCGTAGTTTCGGTTTAGTAGATCTTGGTTTTCTTCTTTTAGAAATGTTTTGTAAAATGGCATTGCCTTCTTATTTTTCTCAGCAACACCCACCAACTCGTCAATCGTAACTCTGTGATCGTCCGACAAACAAGGAAACGCAGTCTTTATTTTTTTTTCTCCAGCACCCTTAATTCCATCAATATTATCTCCACGATCACCATCAATAGTTCTGTATGTAAGATAATTTTTAGGGTGGATTCCATATTCATGTTTGACCGTATCAGGTAAGTATATCTTTCTCTTGGTTGGTGAATATACAGATGTACTATCACTAACCAACTGAAGGAAATCTTTATCGGTACTCATTATAGTAGAACGATGTCCGTTTGCCTCAAACTTATCAAGGGCAAGGAATGCAAGAACATCATCTGCCTCTACATTGTCAATACAAATCGTTGTGACGGGCAACAAATCCAGATACTGGACAAGTTTAACTATTTGAGTTTTCATAGAATCAGACTCTTCTCCACGATCCATATCCAAACTCATTGCACGGTTTACACGAAACCGAACATTCTTTTTCATCTTATAGTCGGGAAAAATCTTACGTCTCCGTTGACTTCCACCCTTTCCATCAAATACAATGATGCACCGTGTAGGTTTAAGCAAACGAATTGCATGGCCGATACTTTTTAAAAAGCCAGTGAATCCCCCGATATGTTCTCCATTATCGTTAGTTGTTGGATACATAGTCCAAACTCGCATGAAAGTATTCATGCCATCTATCAACAATGCGTTTCCGTTTATACCTGAGTTGTTATCAAGTGATTCTTTTTGTTCGTTGCTGAACTCTTCAAATAAACTAAATATACGATTCTTATCACTCATTCTCAACGGATGCCAACTCTTGTTCGGCAATTTCGTCATTATCGGTAAATTCAACGTCCTCGTCAACTACACTATTTGCGGATTCGTATTCCATAATGAGTTTATCACAGATGTGTTGATATAGTTCGTTTTTAAGATCCTCGTCCTTGAGTAAATCTGGAAATTCCTTTGCCATGAACTTATAGTCCTTGCCCTTTGAATCGGTATATGAATAATACGCACCACCCTGCTTAAGCACCTTGTAGGTTTTCAAAGATGTTATCCAACTTCCGATATCATCTACACCACGATTGAAATAAATCTCAAACGCAGCCTTTCGTTGTGGAGGACCCATTCTATTTTTAACAATAGTTGCTTCACACTTGCCACCCACAACCTCAGTTGTTGCACCCTTTTTGATTTGACCCATGCTCTTAAGTCGGACACGAACACTTGCATGGAACGCAAGTGCTTTTCCACCACTGGTTGTCCACGGATCACCAAACATAACTCCCATCTTCTGACGAAGTTGGTTAGTAAATACAAGTGCAATTTGTTGCCTACCTATTGTTGAGGTCAACTTACGCATTGCCTTACTAATTAGAATTGCCTTGGTGGTTGCATAACCGTCTTTTGCATAGTCAGCAGCCATTTCAATTTTAGTTGACGCTGCCGATACACTATCAGTCACTATCGTCACAAGTTTGTCTTTATTGCTTTTACGAATAGTTGCAATGATGTTATCAATCGTTGCAAAAATGTCTTCTACCGTGTCAACATGAACATACAATAATTTGTCAGTATCAACACCGATTGCTTTTAGATACTCAACTGATACACTTGTCTCGGTATCTATTAATACCGCAACACCCCCCTTCTTTTGAGTTTCTGCGAGGATGTGTCCTGAAACCAAACTTTTTCCACTTTGTTCAAGTCCAGTTATTTCTGTAATTCTTCCCACGGGGATTCCACCATTGGGACGATTGGAGATGGCAAGATCAAGAAGACTGCTTCCCGTTGAAATCCAATCTGATATGAGTGATGGATCATCTCCTTCACTCAAGAAAAAGGCCACTTTGCCTTCGTCTTTATATGCCTTGTTCAAACTCTCAGCAAGTACATTTGCCAAATCATCGGATTTGCTTGTAGGTACAACTTCTTTTTTCTTTGCCATATTTTAATTCTTTCTTTGTTTTGTGGATCGACGTGGTGTGGGACGAATTTCCCACACCACGTAGTGTCCTATGTTAACATCAAGACTTAAACAACTCTTCAAATGCAGCCTCTACGTCTTCCGTAGCGGCAACGTTGAGTCCACTCTTTTCAGATGTGGCACTTGCTGGTTGTTTGACTTGTGTTTCCGAAGATTCAACCTTGGTTTCAGTTGCAACGGTTTCTGCTTCGGCAGGTGGATTTTCTTCGGATTCTCCACTTACCCACTTCTCAAGTGCTTCTTTGAGTTCATCATAACCGAGTTCCTGATAGATTTCAGTAATCTCTGCTTGAGAATTTGCGACACTCTCCAGTACGTTTTTGTTTTCCGAGATTGGTGACGTGTTTGGTTTAACACGGATGTTCGTCTTCGGGAACGAACGACCTGCTTCTTCGGCAGAAAGGAATTCAATGGTGATATCACGACCATTTTCTGCATCGGTAATATCTCCATAATCAGGGTCTGCGATTACACCAAGAAGTTCTTGATAAACTTCCTTGCCGAATCCCCAGAACTTGACTCCTTCTGCTTCTTCACCTCTGACAATAACAGGAACGAAGGTACGCATCTTGGGCATCAAAGAACGTCCCATGCGATAATCATCCTTGTCTCCACTTCGCTTCAACTTTTCCGCAAATTCGCAAATAGGGTCGGGACGACCAAACGATACTGGGGAAAGATAAGTCCGATTGTTGATTCCATAATGGAAAAACAACTCAATAAACGGATTATCGGGTTGATGCTTGTAGGGTACGATACGAACTTGTTGTTTACCAGGTTGTGGTTTCCATTGATAGTTCGTTCTGTTATTACTTTGTGACAGACTTGAAAGTCTGCTTTTGATTTTGTCTAGGTCAATTGCCATTTCTTAATCCTTTAGTTTTTTATTTGTTAATAATATTCTTAATATAATACTCTTCGTTTCGACTTCCGTCAATAAAAATTATATTTATTAAGAACTTTTTCCGTGATTTTGCACGAAGTCGTACAGTTGAGCCGCAGTATCAAGGACATCCTTTGTGGATGGTTGTGGTGGCATTACGAATGGAGATTCATTGTTCTCGGCATTTCGTTCTGCCTCGTTATTCTTCATGTGCCACGCATCCCAAACTAGGTCTTTTGCGTTCTTTAGTACTTCCAACCGAATAGCATATGCATTCGGGTTTTGATTAGTTGTATTAATCATTTTTTATTCCTTTGTGTGTGTGTTTGTGTGTGATGAACATTAGACTTCTAATGCTCATATATAAATATATAATAGCACGTATTTTATACAGTTTGCAAGGCAAAAAATTGACTTATTTTCTCGTTAATTCTGTCCCTCGAAATCCGTACGGCCTCGTCGTTTACGTCACATCCGATGAACCTACGATTCAACGACTTGGCAACTGAAAGGGTTGTTCCACTTCCACAATAAAAGTCACCCACCAAATCATCTTCGTTGCTACTTGCCTTGATAATTCTTTCCAAAATCTTCGGGTGTTTTTCACTATAATAGTTCGTTGCCTTCTTGACTTTTAACCCAGATGGAATGTCATCCCAAACATTTGTAGGTATCGTCCCAATTTTTAATTTCTCTTCGGTGATGTTGGGTCTGTCTTGCTTCTTGCTGATGACAGACTTGTATGGAACTCTGATGTCCATATCATTGAATACAAACTCATCGGACTTCGTGTATACTATAATGTAGTCATGCTTTTTTGCGAACTCTCGTTTGCCACGACCACCAATATTAAATTTAACTACGATTTGGTTTTTAAAATTTTCATAACCAAATATATCATCCATTATATTTCGTATCCAATGAACAATACGCAAATCCATTTGAAGATATATTGTTCCCGTTTCTTTCAATACACGATGCATTTCTTTCAGACGTGGAATATAATGATCTTCAATTATATTCTTTTCTGGTTGAAGGTCTTCGTAATCTTTGAACTTCTTACCTGTTCCATACAATATATCACAATAAATCAAATTGACATAGTCGGACTTTGTTTCGCATAGAAACTTCAAGTTGTCCATGCAATATACTTCGTTCTCAGAAAACACGTTTAGACTTTGCTACCTTCGTATCGCTTCATCTCACCATTATTGTAACGATATCTAACATCAACTTCAACCGTTTCTTTTTCATGTCCATATCCCTCTTCGAGAACATCACTTGTCAAAATATTAATCGGTTTCTTAATAATCTCATGCAAATATGCCATCGTTCCCGTTGCATATTTGATGTCAAGAGGTCTTCCCTCAAATTCATGTCTAAGCAAAATTTCATTGTTTTTGTATTTCATATTCTCCATATAAATTACAGGCATACCCATATTCACATGACGATCTATAAGTTTATTTTTTATCTTCTTATAGTCCTTACTAACCACCACATATTTATTAGTTTCTTTATCAAGGGCATATTCAAAATACTTATATTTTTCGCAGAAATCTCTTGTAAAAAATTCATTTAGAAATGTAACATCATTATAGTTCTCACGCACCTCGTAGAGTTTTTCTCGGCCAAGACCAAGTTTCTTATTCCAATATCGTTTTTCATCACCGTCATCACAATTCGCATACTCCTTACCAAATTTTCCCTTATCCCATCGGTCTTCAATATCACGTAGCAGGGTATTTCCAAGTTTATATGGATTGTTCATATTATATTTACCACCG